TGGAGACATTCAACATGCCTTGTTTAGAGATTGGCCTGATAAGTTCTAAGTGGTATTAAACGATTAGCTACGCTAATCTATGTCTTTCGCTAAAGCTCAGACATCTTTTTTTTATTTGCTTTTTTTTAGCATTATCTAGATTACGCGGTCACAATTCACCGTATGCACGGTGAATATGACTTCTACATTATCTGAGTGTAGCTGCCATTTATTATAAAGAGATTGTATTTCTACGCAGAGGCGGTTGACCGGTACCCCTTACTCTAGCTTCACATATCAACGGAACCCTAGTGACCCGATAATAAATCCAAGTCCTATAAGCATGGGTCGTATCTTTTTCAACGGAGCCCAAACCATTTGTTGCCTTAAGTTAGCAATTGCCTTTGACGCCCAAAGCTCCGGACCGGGTATCTCACCGTTCCTCGATGGGGCTGAGCCATAGCACTCAGCACAGTGTCTACGAGTTGCCTTACTGAGATTCTAAGAATTGTTTTACTTGTTGAAAATACAGCTGATTACTTTTGTTGCCTGGGTGTTGATTATCGTAGTTGGTGTCTATAATGTTTGAAAGCATTGAGTTGTATAAATTGATCCAGCAGGAAGTATCAATTCCGCCTACTTGATCGTATTCGAGATGTATTAATTCATAAAGTTTAAAAATATCTTCATCGTTACGATCTTTTATATTAAGTATTTCTTTTTTGGTAAATTCTGTATACGATTCTGGCAGAACATTGCTTAGTCGAACAAAGTAATTATTATCCCATGGACACAATCCGTTAATATGATACAATTTAATGCCTAGTTGTTTTGTTAATCTTTGCAGTATGTTAGTGTATTCTACTACTTTTAAAATCTCGCCTTGCAAATGAATCAAACTACGGAAACGATATATTATATCATTGATATACTTTTGATTTTTATCACGCTCTCTGACCAGCTTTGATAATTCTTGACTGGTATCCCATAGCTCTAACTTAGTTTTGAAACTAAATCTAGGCATACCAGTCCATTGACAAATCATTATTTTAATGCCAGAGTTGTGAGTAGTTATTGCATCAACTGAATTTTTAAATATTTCTGAATTAGAAGCTCCACCTTGTCCATAGTTCAACAACTCAAGACTCTTTAACTGGGCAATTTGACTGTGGCATAAGTTTACCCATAAACCCGGATAATTTTTAGCCTCTGCTTGGTCTGAATTTTGTGACCAGCCTGCACCGGCTGTAAACGAACATCCAGAAAATACCACTTTAGACATCTATACCCTTTAAGATAATTTATTTTTGATGTGACTACCATGTATGCGGCAAACTATCTGTCCATTGTAGTAGTCGTCTGATTCTAATACTCGTCTACTGAATTGTTCTCTAGCCTCAACATAACTACATTCTGATTTGGAGTTGCAATAATAAAGTATTTCTCTAGTGAAGTTTTCGGTGCCTAAGCGTTCAATGTCTTTGTTGAGTTCTGTGTTTGATCCATAGTATAGTTGCCAGTCTGAGTCTATTTTGCTTCTAATGCGTTTTTTCTTTTTGTTGCCGTTCTTTTGTTTTACAGTTTTATAAGTTGTCTTAGAAAATTTTGCTAATTTTTTTCCAATATACTTTCTGCCGGTCTTGTTATTTGTGATCAAATAAACAAAGCCGACACAATCTTCGGGTAGTTCTGAAATTTGCTGTTGTTCGTAAAGCCATACCATGGACTAGTAGTTATCATCTTACCACTCAATTGCATAATAATCTTTGTCCACTATCTCTGGGTTACACTTGGATTGGCACTCTTCTTGATAAAAATTAGTATAGGTATTCATCCACAGATCATACAGACACTTTGATAAAGTGGTAGTATTAAGATCAAATGCATTGTTTTTCCAATTTGCATTATGGTCATATCTACTAGCTACCCAACAACAAGGATATAGCTGACCTGTAGCATCTATATAAAGGCCTTTGGTTCCAATTGTACATAACGGTCTAATATTTTTTTGAATTTGACTTTTACTAAAATATGTTAGAGCTAAGTGCCTTGTTGGATCAATGAATGCATTTTGTGATAATTTGGTTACTACTCGCTCATATCTTAAGCTCTGGCTAATAAATTGGTCGCTCGGCTGTAGCACATCATCCGGTCCATATAAATTGTAAATTTTTGCAAATTTAGAACTCATGGTTAGATGAAAATTGTCAAAGCCAAGTTTGGTAGCTAGCTCTTGCATGGTTGGAATATTTTGTTCGTTAAATTTAAATGCAATTGCGGCCCATACCATTATACAATCACTATTGGCTCTTAGAGCATTAATACCTGATACAATACTTTCCCAGTCAGAATTTACTCGATATTGTGAGTTACTGTTTTGATCCCATCCGTCAAGACTAAAATGCACCTGATCATGCACGGTTAACGTAGACCCTAATTCTTGCCACCAGTCTGGTTTTTTGTAGCTACCATTAGTTACAATTACAATTTGAACAGGTTTAATTGATTTAATGTATTGAATTACTGGTATAAGATCGTGAGCATAGATAGGATCGCCGTCGTTGCCACAAAAAGTAATTTTTTCTACATGCTTTGTAACAAATGCTGGTGTAAAATTACGTTTAAAAAATTCTAAATCTAATTCAGTATTAGTCAATCCGTCTGGTATTTCTTGGCGAGGACACCGAGGACACCGCAAGGTACACTTACTAGATATCTCAATATGAAAGTGCCAAGTTGCTAACATAACTGTGTCTCTCGTTGCCATTGATTTGTAAAACTACTTTTATTTTTATTGCTCGAACAAGTAGCTTTACACACTGAGTTTGGATTGTCTGTTTTCCACGTCAATTTTACAGTTTTTAAATCGTCTTTGACAAAATCTCGTTGTGTTGAACCTAGCCAACAACACGGACTTACCCGTCCTTGTGCGTCAATAAACATACTTTTTTCTTCAAGCACATGGCATTTAATTGGTCCTTGTTTAACCACTGACTCTTTCCAACCAATTGGAAATTCTAAACGGTCAAAGAATCCACGCTTGCTAACTTTGGCTCGGAACCATTTAAATCCCATGTCACGAGCTAGTTGTTCACAAGCATCCACTTGATGTTGGTTGTGTTTATAAACCAACATGTCCCAGTGTGCTAAACCGCCTGCAGAAATGAATGCTTCGGCATTGCTTATTAGCTTTTTCCAATCAACATTTTTACGATACACATGATTAGTGTCTTCAAGACCGTCAATGCTAAACACACAATAATCTTCTGATTGGTTGAATAGTTTACCTAGTGCATGCCAAAAGAATGTGCTTTGAACAGCACCATTAGTGTTCATGCCTAATGTAATTCCAGGATTAATTTTTCTAAAATAGTTGTAGATATCCATTGTGTAATATCCAGCAGCCGGATCACCGTAGTTGCCACACATGAACATTTTTTCTAATTTAGAAATAACTCGATCTGAAAAATGCTGTTGTATATGTTCTACTCGCAGATGATGCTTTGAACTTTTATTAAAGTTTGAGTCAGTTTCTCTAGCGCACAACGGACATGCAGCCTGGCAAACATCTGTTGGTTCGATATGAAGGACTTTAATTCTACGCAATTTCAACATCCGTATTGTAACTAGTAAATCCACCTTCTTTGACAACTTTAAGAATGTTTTCAACACGACCAGCTAGCTCGTCTCTGTGACTTACTAACCAAATTGATTTGTGCCGTTCACGGCTCATTTGTTTCAATAAGGCCAAGGCATTCTCTACACCCGACGTATCAAGTCCGTTGTCGATCATTTCATCAATAAACAACAAATTAATAGGTTGATATAAACTTTCAAACACATCGCGGAATGCCCAGCTCATACTCAAGATTAAGCGGTTACGCTCACCACGCGACAAGTTATCAAAGTCTAGCTCACGTCCTAATTCTTCAATACTAACAGTCAAATCATTTTGAAATACCACTGTGTGTGGTAGTCCTACACGATCTAAATAGTGTGTTAGTCTAGCATTCAGATAGCTGAGATTTTGTTCAATGATTTTTTTACGAATGAAACTGTCTTTACTAGTGAGTAGTTTGAGTAAAAAGTCTTGATGTTCTTGTAAACGAGTAAGTTCGTTAAGGGCATCATAGGTGATTTCTTTTAATGCTTGTTGTTGCATTTCCGTAATTTGTTCTGCGTAAGGATCTGTTTCAATATTCTTTGTAGCAATTTGCTGTTCCAAGTTTGCCATCGTAGCTTGATGTTGGATAGCGTCAGACTCTTTGTCATAGAACATAGTGGGTGGTTTGCCTAGCGGGCCCAGGGACGTGTGGGCAATCTCCAGCTCTGATAAGAGGGTGCTAAATTCTGCGCCGCTCTGTCGAGCCGTTGCCAAATCCGCCTGTTTGCTTTCCAAAACTTGTTGGTGCTTAGTGTCGTGGAAGGCCTGCCCACACGTATGACATTCATGGTTCTCGAGTGTTTCAATTTCTTTTGATAGTTTGGCCGCCAACTTGTCTTCCCGACTGATGTCCATCTTGACACGAGAGATTTGTGTTGATAGCTCATTGATATCTTTGCGCTTCTGATCCCAATCCTTGTGATCCTTGTGAGATTGGATCTCCGTTTCAATTTGTATATTCTGTAACGCTTTAAGGGCTTTCTCAAGTTCCGCAATATCTTCGACATGTTTATTTGTCCATAGTGTTTGTCTACGTTTCAGTGCTTCGATTTGTTCTTCAATACGCTTGTTGGCTTCTTGCTCGGCACGAATGCGGAACTCTTCTTGCTGTATAGAATCTTTGGTTTGTTTATTGAGTTCTTTGATGCGATCAGCACGTTCACTTAGCTGTGTAATACCCAACAACTGTTCAATGATTGTGCGTTGATCGTTGGCCTTTAAACTTAAAAACGGTTCGGTATAGGTATTCAATGCTAGGATATGTCGAAACATATCGTGACTAAGTCCTAACAATTGTTCTATGTTGTCTTGCGTTTCTCTGCTGTCACCTTGCGAATTATCTGTAATAGCCTGTTCTTCATTGTTGACATAGAAACGTAACACATTTGGTTTGCGACCACGTTCAATTTTATAATTCTTACCACCTACACCGAAATCAAGACTGACCAACATGTTCTTACCATTGGTTTTGTTTACTAGATTGTCCTTGCGGATGTTGCTGAGTGCTGTGCCATACAAGGCATAGCTCAAGGCATTGATAATTGTGGTTTTACCTGTGCCGTTACGTGATCCATCACCACCTAAGTCCAAATTCTCACCCAATACCAATGTAAGGTCCTTGCGATCAAAGTCAATGGCCTGAGTGCTGTTGCCAACACTCATGAAGTTTTTAACAGTTAAGTTTTTTATATGGATCATAGATTTTGATATATTTTTAACAATAACTTAGGATCGTAAAACTCACTTTCAATGTTAGTAAGTTGATCTGTTACAATTTGATCCACACTTTCAAACTTGACCTCGCCTGGTGCTAGATCAATATCAATATCTGTTCGCTTGCTAGGTATTAGAGCCATTTCACGTAGATTGTGTTCTCGAACAAACGTGTCTTTGATAAAGTTTGCCTCTTCGTAGCTGATATCAATGTCTAGCTCAACGCGAACGTGCATATTGGGTTTTAGTATATTTCTACCATTGTCAATGGCTTCACTTAGTTTCATTACACGATACAATGGTTGTCCTGGCCAGGCAAAGTATTGATCCGCTTGACCCCACTCTTTAATCATCATACCGCGTTTATCGTCGCCTGCATCGGCAAAGTTATGTGGAAAGCAGTTGCCGATATAGTTGATATTGTTTTTGTGTTGTCGTAAATGAAAATGGCCACTGTATACACTTTCAATGCCTTTAAAATTTTCTACTCGGATTTCACCGTGATCTGGCATTTCTACCATGGCATTCATTTTAAAATGTGGCAGTTCAAAATGCCCAAACATATATTTTGCACTCATTTTGGCCAACCGCTTGTGATCGTCACCGACTAACCACGGAGCAATAATCACATCACCATCTTTGAAAAAATCATTGACAATCTGAATGTTAGGAATATGTTTGGCCCATTCTGTAGAATAGATATCTCGTTTGTCGCGATAATACAAATCGTGATTGCCTGGAATAAAGTAAAAGCGATCAAATGCTCGAGATAACTTTTCCAAACTACGTAGGCTGTATTGTAAGGTTTGCATGTTAATGGCGGCACGTTGGTGGCTCCAATCACCTAGGAACATACCAGTTTCGCACCCATTGGCCTTGGCTGTTTCAATAAACCAGTCAATAAAATTGGCGCAGTCTTGATTGTGCATCAAGCTGTTTGATTTAAGACCAAAATGAATGTCCGTGCATACAGCTACTTTTTTAAATAGATTCATATTTTGTAAAGTAATTTCTTTAATTTCATGCTATTAGTTGGAAATATGTCAAGCCCGTGACATTGTATTTCAAAACCCAAATTTCGTAGTTGCCATTGTATCCAACTTTCGCTGTGCAACGGCAAATAACTATCTGCCCAACTAAAATCAATACTTTGAATAGTTGAGTTGACTATCTGATTGCATAATAAATCTTGCCCATAATTTATTTGTCGTTTTAACATTTCTTTATGTATTGGAATAAGTTGATCTATATCTTTTTTAAAATCTAAATTTAAAAATTTTTGTAAATGTTGTATAGTGGGTTTAAAATTATGTAATAAATCTTCTATAAAAAATATCAAACAGTTAGGATGTTGCCAACTATCTGGGTGAAACCACTCAACTTGAGCATGCCATGACGGCACAAGATTTAGACTTAAGAATTCTCTTTTAATCCAACGAGGAATATTGTCAAATTGAACCGTGGTTGATACTGGCCAATTTTGATAAATTGTATCTTTAAAAAATTGAAGGGCCTCTGCCTTGGGAATACATTCGCCGTCTTTTCCTGGTGCCGGCCACCATTCTTTGGTGACCTTGCTGTATATATTATTAATATTAAGTAATACAGAATTTCGATCTGGATAAATATAAATCATTTTATCAACAGTTGATAAAATGATTTCTAAATTGGTACTAATCGATTCTTCTTTTCTATTTTTTATGTGCATTCGAACAAACTTTACCGGATTATTAATACTTACGTATTCATTCCACGCCTTTATCCCATTCAGGGGTTTAACTCCAGAAAAATTATGACTAGATCCTACTTCGGTTAACGGCGATATGACATCAACATCAGTGGTTAATGTATAAAGGCACCACGAAAGATAAGCGCCATATGCGCCAGCGTTGTAAATTATAGGTATTGTTTCTTTTACAGTCATAGATTAATAGTATACACGGTATTTAAACAACATCTTGTCAAGATGTTGTTTGGTTACTGCACACAGCTACTTTTTTAAATAGATTACTCATAGGTATATAATACTATATTTTTTGGAAGAACACAAGTTATTTGGTACTATTTGCATAACCCATGCCAAGTGCCAGATCATAATGGCTACTCAACATATTTTGATCTCGCCTCAAATCAAGTTGAACCATTTGAGCAACCCACTCAGTGCCGTCAATTGGTTGTGTTTTTGCAACAGTGTCTACAATAGACTTCAACCGTGAATCGGGGTGATTTTGATATTTTTTTATTACTAATTCTTTAACAGTTTGAGTAATATGATTGTATGCAAGATACGACGGAGAAGTCAAAATATTAAATGTCAGTGGCAGATTTTTATGTTTGGCCCAAGATATAAGTTCATCAAGGTATAATACATTTAAATTAGACACTGTAACCAATGCAGACACTTTAAAAATGTCAGGATTGCAAGATAAAAACCGATCAACATTGTGATCAATTTCTGTCCAGGTTCCGCCGCGTATGACTTCGAAACGTTCATTGATATCATCAATGCTTAACGAAATAGTAACTTCTTGAAATTGATGCATTAATTCTATCAAATTGGTAGGAAACAACGAGCCATTGGTATTGAAATGTAATCTTTGTTTTTTGGATGCTCCGGACTTGATACTGACTTCAAGTAATTGTTTAAATTGCTTGATCATCAATGGTTCACCGCCATATATGTCAACAAATTCTAGGTCTGGCCAAATATCAATAATTTCTTTATATTTTGGTGTGTCGAACCATTGACCGTCGGTGATAATTTTTAATAACGTTTGTTTTTTACTAGGATCAGTTTCGTATTTAAGTTTTTCTTGTGCCCACAGGCTACTAGCGGCTGGACTGCAACTACGACATTTAAAATTACAAACTGTACTTGGACGTATTGCTAAACTTTTAAGGGTTGGATGATCAAGATAGTTGGTAAAAAATTCTTCTTTGTGTGTTTTATTACGCCATTGCCTTAAACTTTCGGATCCGTTGGATTCAATTTTCCAACAAACATTACAACTTTCTGGATATTGTCCTGCTAATAATTGTTTTCGAAGATTGACTATTTTTTCTGAGTGAAAATATTCTTTGACAGTTTCATTTAATGTGGTATCAGAATTGAAACAACAAATTTTAGGCTCTCCAGTATTCATATACTCAGAATGAAACCACGGCAATGAACAGATTGAATTAAGACTGATCATATTATTGTCATTAAACTCGCCCGCTTCAACATCAACGGTTAAAAATTCAATGTCATTTTTGTTTATAGTATTGTTGTTATTTTCCAAACAACACACTAGTATAAAACATCTACTGATATCAAATAAATCAGCGGCATATTGCATATAGGCCAGAGTCTTTGCACCAACTGATTGCCCAGTATAAAAAACTATACGCTCGTTTGGTTCAAATACCTCTTTGTATTGTTCTTTAAATACAGTAAACCCAACTGTTGGTTGTGCTACAACCAATGACAAATCTATAAACTTAAGAACTTTGAATTTTTTA